TAATAATCTTAAGAATGTAGGTTTGGCCTATGCTTCAATACCGGCTGAGCAATTTATTAGCAATATGCAAAAGCAAACCGGCATACTTGATGATTTCCTACGTCCTGCATATTCCCAACTGGCCCAGGTAACTGGCTCAGTAGCTAAAACACAAGAATTACTGAACCTTGCTTTTGATGCGAGCGCAGGCGCAGGCCTTGATTACGCTAGTACTGTAGATATTCTTTCTCAGGCTTATGTAGGCAATTTTAAAGGTATTAAGCAACTTAACTTAGGGTTAACGCAAGCTGAAATAGCCGCTATGTCTTTTGCTGAAATACAAGACAAAATTACGGCAACGTTTGCAGGCTCAGGCCAAGCATCTTTGCGTGGGTTTGCAGGCCAATTATCTTTATTAAATATTGAATTAGAAGACACAAAAGAGACTATTGGTAAAAGTTTAATAAACTTATTAGCATCTTTCTCAGGTGGTAAAGGTATTGGCGGGGCCTCAGCAAGTGTTGAAAAGTTAGCCAGCGGCGTATCTTCAACAGTTAATGGTATTTCAAAACTTACAAGTAACATAAAAATTGCTACACCTGTGTTAGTTGCTGCCGGTATTGCAATTATGGCAGCCTGGTCACCCTGGCTATTAGGCATAGCAGCTGCCGTTGCCATCATAGGTAAAATAGGTAACACGTTATTTAAATCACCTGAAGTTAAAACAGGTTACGGTCAACAGAGCCCATCTGAGCGTGCTAAGGCAGTAGCAGCTGCAAAGCTAGCTGCAGACTCAGCTAAAAAACGTGCCGCCGCTGAAAAGGCGGCAGCCGCAAGCGCCGCGGCTCAACTTAAAACTAAAAAAGAGCAAGAGAAGTTAGATAAGGCAATAGCTGCAGCTCAATTAGCTTTAAATAAAGGCGCCAATATTTTTGATATGGATGCTATTCAGCTTAACGCTGCTCTAATTGGTCAGGCTGAGGCTTTAGGCAAGGCTACTACAGGCTCACAAGTACTAGCTATTGCTAACGATATACAGCGCCTTAGGGTAAAGCAAGATATAAACGCCTTAGAAGATGCTATAGCCGCAAAGGATACTGCAGCTATAGAAAAGGCTACAGCTAAATTAAACAAAGATTTAGCAATACTGGGTACTTTGCAAAAACAAGATGCAACATTACTAAGTATAAGTAACATCTTAAATAGTCTTAAACCTAAGAATTTAATTAACCTGGAAAACCTTGCTCAAGCCGCACTCATATTAAATTCTTTGGGCGGTGTAAAAACTAACCCACAACCTTTTATGCCTGCACCAATCAGCCCTACTGCTCCTAACCTAACTACAGCTGTTGCTGACCTTAGCCTTAATATGCCTGTTGCTGGTAGGGACTTTAACCCTACCCAAAATGCAGACCGCAACTACACTAATAACGTAATTAACGTAACTGCAGGCGTAATTGGTGATGAGAATATAATTGTAGATGCAGTACAAAATGCTCTTAATGAAATAGCACGTAGAGGTTATTTAACTACCTACGCAGGGGCTATAGCAGTATGACCGTGCCAGTAGTAAACGCTGTTATTAACTTTAGTACTGGCCCAGCCTTTGCTCAAGCTATGATTTTAGATACTGGCATATTAGGCACTAACGTATTAGCAGACAGCGCCGCAGTTATTGTGGACGTATCAAACGTAGTAGATAACATCCAAACTATTAGAGGCCGTAACGCTCAGGCTGACCAATTCCAAACGGGCACCCTATCGCTGCGTATCATTGACCAAAACGGAGACTTTAACCCACAAAACCCAAGCGGGCCGTATTACAACTTACTAACGCCTATGCGTAAGGTGCAGATTACGGCTACTTACGGCGCTGTTACTTATCCTATTTTTTCAGGCTTTATTACTAGCTATACAACCACTACGCCTAAAAACGCTAATGACGTGGTTTATACAACTATTCAAGCGGTAGATGCTTTTAGACTGGCACAAAACGCACAAATTAGTACCGTAGCGGGCACCTCAGCGGGTCAGCTCAGCGGCACAAGAATTAACGCCTTGCTGGATGCTATTGACTGGCCAGCCTCTATGCGTGACGTAGATGCAGGGCTAACCACAATGCAGGCAGACCCAGGCACAGCCCGCACAAGCCTTGCAGCTATGCAGACCGTGGAGACTAGCGAGTATGGGGCCTTGTATGTAGATGCGGCTGGCTCGTTTGTTTTTCAGGACCGTAACGTAACGGCTGGCAGTACAGGGGCTACGCCTACAGTATTTAACGATAACGGCACAGATATTAGCTACTTTAATGCGGTGTGGCGCCTTGACGATACCTTAGTGTACAACTCAGCCAGCGTTACCCGCACAGGTGGCACGGCTCAAACGGCTATAAATCAGCCGAGCATAGATAAGTATTTTGTGCATAGCTACAACCAGCAAAACCTGTTAATGGAGACCGATGCCGTAGCCCTAGATTACGCGCAAGCATACGTTGCATCTAGGGCTGAGACCAGCATACGATGCGATGCTATACAGCTAGACCTTTATACCGATAACTACAACTTAGGCATTATTGCAGCGCTAGAGCTAGACTATTTTGACCCTGTAACTATTACAACTAACCAACCTGGCGGCTCGACCCTTACTAAGACTTTGCAGGTGTTTGGCGTAGCTCAAAGCATTACGCCTAACAGCTGGAAAACAACACTTACCACTTTAGAGCCGATTATTGACGGTTTTATATTAGACTCATCCATATACGGTTTGCTTGACAGCGGCGTATTAAGTTATTAAGGAGATAGGACTATGGCAGCTGGATTAGGTTTTAAGACCTTTACTACTGGCGAGGTACTTACGGCAGCTGACACTAACGGCTACCTAATGCAAGGCGTTTTGGTGTTTGCCTCAGCGGCAGCCCGTAACGCAGCTATTACCTCACCACAAGAGGGGCAGTTTGCATACACAAAAGACACAAACGGCCTGTGGTATTACGACGGTGCAGCGTGGGTGGCCTCAGGTGCTACAGGTGATATTGAAGGCGTAACCGCTGGCGTAGGTATTACAGGCGGTGGCACAAGCGGCACGGTAACTATTACTAACGATATGGCTACAACCATTACTGCAGCGGGTGATATTGTGGTTGGTACGGGTTCAGGCACTTACGATAATCTGCCAATAGGTACTACCGCGCAAGTCTTAACCGCAGATACAACCGTTAGCCCTTATAAAGTAAAATGGGCTACACCTTCAAGCTCTACGCCTGCTTTTGTTGGTTGCGGCCTTACAAAATCTTCAAGTCAATCCATAGCAACTGGCACAGAAACTAAGGTAACTTTTCAAACAGAGAAGTTTGATACAGATGGATTTCATACTGGTTCAGATGCAAGAATAACTATCCCATCAGGCAAAGCAGGAAAATATCTAATAACTGGACAAGTTATGTGCAACTCTACTGGTTATCAGACACAAGGCGGCATAAAAATAAATGGTTCCACCGATTTAGCCATAAATTATATTTCAGGCGCCACACCTGTAGCCGCGCCTTGTATGGTTGTCAATAATATCGTCAGTTTAGCAGTTGCTGATTATATTGAGTTATTTATATACCAAGCTTCAGGGGTTAATAAAGATGTTTTATCAGATGCTTACTCTCCATATTCTAGTTATTTCAGCGTTCAATATTTAGGAGCATAAAAATGGATTTATTTACAAAGATTACAGCGGCATATCCTGAATTGACAGAGGAAGATTTTAGACCAGTTACAGGGTCAATTACACTTCGTGATGATGGCGACGGAGTGCAATACATAGCCAAATGGGATTACTCAAAGCCACTACCTGCTGGATTAAAACTAGGCAAGTGAGTCAGACTAGCTATAACGGCTGGCCAGCATCTAAAGAGCAGGCTGAGATAGGCGTAAAGCCTTTTAAGGTAGAGGGCACAAGCCTTAAAATCCGTTGCGCCGAAAAGGTAGCGCCCTTGCTTATTAACTTTGCTAAAGAGTTTAACGAGCTAATAGAGCCTATAGAGGGCGGCACCTTTGACGATTGGGGCTATGCCTACAGAGACGTAAGAGGTGTGGTAGGCAAACTAAGTAACCACGCTAGCGGCACGGCCATAGACCTAAACGCTACAAAACACCCTTTAGGCAAGGTAGGCACGTTTGAGGCTAGCAAGGTACCGATGATTAGAGCCCTGGCTAAAAAGTACGGCCTAACTTGGGGCGGCGATTGGGTTAGAAAAGATGAAATGCACTTTGAGATAGCACTAAGCCCTGAAAAGGTCAGGGCTTTAATTACTAAGTTAGGAATAGAAAATGCCAACTAGTGCACAAGTAAGC